TAGTTCTTCGGATAGTGCCGACAGAGCCGACCCATCGGCGGACCGTCGTGCAACTCGGACAGATGACGCCGACCACCAGTCCACAAGACCGTCCAGTATTGCTTGCCAATCTTGCCCAAACCTTTCGGCGCGACCGGCACAACCGACAAGTCGACTAGCGCAAGCGCAGTCTCTGGCATAGGTGAAGCCTTGCTCAAGGGACGCCGACCAGGATTGCCACGAAGCCGCTTTACCTCGGAAGGAGTTGATTGACCACCACGGCCAACACCAGTTACTGGTCGAGGCATAACACATGTGCAGGAACCTTGTTACCTTTGCGCGAATTACAACTCAAATGAACCAATCTCACATTGTCCATTGTATGCGCACCACCTTTGCTAATCGGAATGATGTGATCAAGACTAACTCGTTGACAATGCCTGCCAGTTTTCCAATCCATAAGCTCTCCACATATCTGGCATAACGGTCCATCACGCATCAACAAATCATCAAACTTGATTGTCTCACCAGCCTTGATTGCTTCTCTTCGCCGCTTTGCTTTGTAAGTACCACGACCTGCTTGCTGTTCTGTCCATTTAAGTTTTCGACAATCCATGCACTTTCGATGCCTGCCCATTTTGCGTCTGTTGTTTGTTTTGTACGGATCTGGGCAAGCCAAGTTCCCACAACTGCAGATCGGAAGTCTCGAATGATCAGCGACACCGAATCTTTCAAGTTGATCGTGATATGCCTGACCACATTTATCTGAGCAAAATCGTGGACGCTTATCTAATTTGATCCAACACCATTCACAAGTTTTTTCAGTCATGCCCAACCATGGTAGGCGGTAGTGCGGCACTGCGCCCGCCTGCACTCGCCAACGGCATGGGTCATGCCTGCCTGTACCTGCAAACTTTTTACCCACTCCATATTTTTTTCTCCGTGACTTTTATTTTTTTATTTTTTATTTCCGCGCGACGAGTTGCAACTTTTGTGAGCAGGCAGAAGCGGTGAGTCGGGATCGCCAGGAATAATGTGGTCTGCTGTCCACGGGTCGTTCGGTCGTGCGCCTTCGAGACAGATCCAGCAGTACTGGGCGGAGTCGCGGACTGCTTTGGCTCGTGCTTGGTAGTTGCCTGCGTAGTGTGGTCGGGCAGGTTTGGGATGGAGTCGGTTGTAGAGGGTGGTGCAGTCTGGGCATCTGCGTGTGTTGGTGGTGAGATTGCCGCATGTTAGGCATGGTCTAGAGAGGGTCATGGTGTGGTCACGCCGTCACGCCATACTATGTATGGCGGTGACTGGCGTATGTGACTGATTGTGTTTTACGCCGTGTGTCACGCCGTTAGTGTAGCCCAATAAAGATATGGGTTTGGCGACATAAACGGCGTACGCCGTGGTCACGCCGTGTGTGTTCGGCGTGACGGCGTAACTACCTGTTTTACGCCGTGTCACGCCGTCGTGTTTAGAACTGTTCAAAGAGCGGATCATTGGCTTGTTCTCGGCGTTGCATGTGTGCTTGGCGTGCGGTCTTGCGTACGACTCGGTAGATGGTGTCGGCTTTGTCTTGGCATAACTTCCACATGGCATCAATGCTGATGTTGGGATCAATGTTGAGTTCGTCCAGCATCTTGAGTGCTTGGTCGAGTCGTTCGCCTCCTCTGACATCGTGGGTGAACATGCGTGCTTGGTCGTGGATTGCTAGGTTGATGCGTTCTGGTATCCAGGTGTGCCGGTGCTTCTGTCTGAGCAGGACGAGTTGTCCGTCGACCTTTGTCATCTGCCAGACCAGATCGACGTCATCGTTCTTTGCGCTGGTGCCTCTTGCACCCTTCTTCAGGTCTTTGCCTGCGTGGTCAATGCGGAGTAGTGATCGGCCTTCTTGTTTTAGGTTGATGGCTGTCCAGCGGTAGAAGTTGCGTACGGTGTCGGCTTCGTTCTCTGCTCCTTCGACTGCGCGTGCGAATGTGTCGATGATGACTAGGTCGGCTTGGCAGGCTCGTGCCAGGTCGCAGATCTGTTTGGCTCCTTCGGGTTTGTCTAGTGATGCGATTGGTGGGAGTGATGCGTAGTGCAAGCGTGTGAGGTCGGTGTGTTTGTTGTAGCCCATTGCGGTGAGTCGTTCGTAGAGTACGGCTTGGGACATCTCGTAGTCCATGTAGAGGACGCTGGTTGGTGGTTGGGCTTCGGCGAAGATTTCTTTGCCTGTGGCGAGTGCGGCTGCGATGTAGAGAGCGAGTAGTGATTTGCCTGTTCCGCCTGGTGCGAAGATGGTGACGAGTTGGTTGCGTGGGATGATTGGTTCGATCAGCCAGTCTTCTGCTGGGAATGTTTGGTTCCAGAAGTCTTCCCATTGGATGAGCATTGTTTGTGTGATGGCTGGTTGCTCGACTGGTGTCAATGCTCGGCCGTCTTGTAAGAGTTTCTTCGCGAACGCTGACCTGTCACCAAGGTGGTGCATTGCTGCGGTGTATCCGAATCGGGTGTATGCACCTGCGGGCAGGTTCGGGATTGATGTGGTGAATACTTTCAGGATGTCTTTGCCTTGCCAGTTTGTTGTTGCGGATGTGCCTTCTCTTATTTCTTTGCCTGGTCTTACCCAATGTGATTCGCCTGATTGGTCGGTGTGGGCTTGTGTCCATCCGTCTTGTCTTAATAGTTCTGGCCAGGTTGTTGCTGCGCAGTAGCGGGATGCTGGTCCGTCTTCTTCGAGGATGCTTGGTGCCGGCTGGGTTGTGGTCGGTGTGTCTTGTGTGTGTTTGTCTGTGAGGATCAGCACCATCCATAACGGCATGTCGGCTGGTCGGTGTTCGGCGATTGTTTTGCCTTCTACCCATTCGTAGGTTCGGCCGTTCGGATGCACTGTTGGTGGTGCTAGGACTTGTCCGCCGATTCCGCGGACATCGATGCCGACTCCGAGTCTGCCTGATGCTTCGTTGCGGATTGGTTCGTCGGTGAGGAAGTAGATGTGTCGTCCGCCGGATCCTGTGATGACTTCGACTGTGTCGGGAAGTTTGCCGTGTAACTGTTCTAGGTCGTTTAATGTTTCGGATCCGCTGAACTGTTGTCGGTCGTCTATGTCGATGACGATCAGGTAGCGGTCACGGAACTCGCCTGTTGCTATACCTAGTCCGCAGTCTTTGAACTGTCCTTCGAACCATGAGCGGATTGTGATCGGGTCGGATGTTGCGGCGTTCTGCCATCCTTGCATTGGCGGTCGCTTCTCGCCTTGTTTGATTGGTATTACGCGGACTTGTTTGTTTGCGTACGCAAGTGCAGTTTGTAGTACGGACATGATCCCTCCTTGGATTGATTGCTTACTAGCTATTCTTTTTCGCCATATTTGGTGTAACTAACTTGTGCCAAAGACGATGACATTCTTGACAAAGAATATCTGTTGGCCAAAGCAAATAATCTTCCATCGCTAAATTGTTTTGCTTTGCAATGTAAAATGGCAGCCAATGATGTAGTTCTACATACTCATAAGACCCACATACTCGGCATGGAGTTGACTCACATTTAGAACAACCATAACCAGCACAACACGCTTTACGATTCGACCTTCCTACTATCCGGTCTTCAAATTGATCCCAGTATTTTTTCTTTGGATTTTGCCAACCTCCGCAATCTTTACATTTAAGTTGCACAAACCATCTACCTCTAACATTTGAACGACCAATTAAAGTTGAGCCAACACCTTGCCCACAGAACTTACAACTCCATTTATCTTTAGTCATGGCGTGTGATGATGTTGACGATGTCTTGCGGTATCTTTCGGCCACGCATGTCATATAGCCATGACACGTAGACCAGTTCGCTGAGTTTGGTGTTGTTGTCGTTTGATGGCATGTCTTGTCCGTGTGCGTACACGTTGAGTGGGATGACTTGGAACCATGGGATGGAGTCGGCTGCGACATCTCCCCACCAGCCGTCTTGGTTGGAGTGGCCGTATCGGACGATGAACGCAGGTATGCCTGCCATGTCGCCGAGCGCGGTCAACGTTTTGGTGTTTGCCGATTCGAGGTTGATGATGGCGTTCTCATGTTTGTAGTCAACCAGTGCGACCGGCACACACCGATCGTATTCGGCGAGGACAAAGTCCAAGTCCATCGCAGGTACATCTCGTCCCCACAGTCGATGTCGGCCTGACAGCCATGCGTCTCGTTTGAAGTGTTGCTCATTGCTTGTCATACCAGTCGGTCCATATCTCTTGTGGGTGCATTCCTAATTTGATTGCGTATCTGTCTGCTTGCCATATTGTTAGTGCTGCTTGCGGGTCGTTACGCCAACGGCTAATCGTTGCCCGTGACACACCGAACACTTCCGCTAACAAGGATGCGTAGGTGTTCGGTGGCCACAGTTCAATCAATCTGATCGTTGGATAGCACCAGATCTTCTTTGCTTGTTTCTTTGATGTCACTGGCTCTCGTAGTTCTCGTAAGCGTCATCGCCCATGAGATCTCGTAGATATTTTTCGTTCGGCGATTCGTCGCTGTATAGTGCGCGACGCTTCTCTCCGTACCATGCCGGCTCAAACACAACGTCTTCAATGATCTTGAATGTCTCGATGGATTCAGGGTTGATGCCTGAGCATTCGATGTGTTCGTAGATCACTGCTTCTATTGTTGTGCCTGGACTTGCCACGATGATGATGTCACCATCTGCGTGTTCGTCATAGTTGATGCGGGTTGTCCCGAATCGTGTATTGATGTATATCTGTTTCATTTTGCCTCCTTAGGCTTTGCGTGTTTTGCGTTTGATTAACAGTGCGATGTTCATGACATTTAGTATCACGAGTGCAGGTATCAGCATCAGTCCTCCTTGTCTTCGTTTGGTGGTTTGATTTGGAATGGTCCACAGTCGAACGTCTTCCAGAAGTTTTTGTCCACTTCGTCTGGTCTTGCCCATCGGTATGTCGGATGGTTGGGTGATCGTTTGCCACGCTTGGCTTGTTTCTTCGGCTTTGCTTCCGCCGATGCCGGAACTTTGACACCTGGGTACAGGAATCCGTTGCGGGATAGTTCGTGGAATCGTAACGCTTCGAATGCGCGATCCATTCCTCCGTTGATTATCGCATCAGCGAGCTGGTCGGCTGCTTGACGTTCTAACGCCAGTTCGTTTTGTAGTGACCGAATTATGATTGCTGATTTCTTATCCATTGTGCAGACCTCCTATGGTCATTCGTCTTGTAATAACTGTCTTGCTATCCTTAATTTTTCGGCGGCCGAAGCCGATTCGAGTAGTCCGATAGTAGTAGATGTGACCTGCTCAGGCGGGCATATCGTAAAAAACTTTTGTTCACTGGTCATAAAGTTTTCTATGGTTGCGACCAGCACGTATGTGGTGCAGATGTAGTCCATGTCGCATTGTGATTCGACATAGCCTTTGATGCGGTCGGTGAACGGTTCGTTGTTATCGGTCATCTTCACAGTCTTACTTCTCGGCCACGGTGCGTGGGAACGGTAGATCGTTGTAAGCCTGGTTGAGTAGTCCGAGGTAGCCGAGCGTGTCGAGCAGGCTGTCGTGGTGCAGACGGTTCTTTTCAAGGTTGGTTCGTAGTCGTGCAAGTTTGACTGAGACCATGAACAGGAGTGCGTCGGCGAGGCTGAGTTGGATGCCGGTCAAGCCTTCGAATATGGCGATGACTTTGCTGTAGTCCTCGACCACGTTGCCGTATGATGCTTGGCGTGCGCCGGTGACGAGTAGGTGTGCTTCGAGCAGGATGTCTGCTCCGACTGATTCTGTTTTCATTTAAGGCCATCACTTTCTTCAATGATTTCGTAAGCCTGATCGCCTATTAAACCACGAAGGAATTGCTCGTTTCGTGGATCTATTTTGCCTGCGATGATCTCGTAGTTGGCTTGGCTAAATGCAAGCACAGTGCCGTCTGGTTGGATGGCAATCCAGGTTGGTGCGTCTGGGTCGCATCCGCAGCCTTGAAGTGTTATCGGATCAGGTAACACAACTAGGTCGCATACTTGGCAGATGATCGCCTGGTCGGGTCGGATTGTGATCACAGTTCAACGCCTTGCGCGATGTGTACTCGTAGTCGGCTGACATCGGCGTGTGCCTTCTGTAGATGCATCTTTGTTGCTTCTAGTTCTTGGTGCAGGCTGACGCAGTTGGATCGGTCATCATCGCGTTGGCTGGTGACGAGTTCTAGTGCGACTGATAGTTCGGCGACACGTGTTTGCAGTTCGACTATCTCTTGGCTCATTGCGTATGGATCGCTGGTCATCGTTTGTTTCTCCTTGCTAGTTCTTCTTTGAGTGCTGCTATTACTTCGAATAGTCGGTCTTGATCTCCAACACCGACGAACATCTTTTGCAAGAACGCTATTGCGTCCTGAATATCTTTCTTAGTCATTTGACCTCCGTTGGTTAGGAGAACGACCTTACTTCGCCCGAGGGAGAAGCGAAGCAAGGCCGAACCCTTCTTCAGGTTTCTACCAGCGGTCGTCTGTTCCGACCTTCTCTACTTTGGCTGCGAACAACTTCGGTGCGTTGAAGCCTGCCGACTTCTTTTCTCCATCGGCCGTGTACTTGATTGATACTTTGTTGCCGACCAGTTCGGTGACTCCGACTGTTTTGGCTGCCTCACGGATTGCGGTGATCATTGCACCACGCGCCCACAAGTTCGCTTCGCCATCCTTCTCCGTTGTCATCGTCAACACATAGACGAATCGTGGATCACCATTCGGCCATGTCTTCTTCGCACCGGCTGGATCACGGTCTTCTAGTTTCTTCACGTCGGTGACGATGCCTGTGTGGACATCACCGATCTTCTCGAACTTCAAACTTGGCAGTTTGGGTCCGCCTCCTGCGAGGAGATCATCTTGATCTGACATTACTTACCTACTTTCTCTGTATTTGGGAATTGGAATATATTGCTGTCACTGTCGTATTCGATGTCTTGTTCATCCCATCGGATTGCGCGGCAGTACTTTGCGAACTGTTCCGCTTCAATCGCGTCAAGATGACCAATCGCACCGCCTGCTGATTTGAATAACACTCCTTGTATCGAGAAGCAGATGCTCGATATTAGGAGCTCGTCGCAGTTGTCCGACATCAGAAGATCAATGAGTCCTCTGCCTATTGAATATCTGCGATGCGATTTGAGTTGATCGAATGAGATTGAGTGGCCGAACTCGTTGCATTCCATTGCGATGCGTTTGATGATCGCACGTTGCGGTGGTCGGAGCGTGTCGTAGTCGTGATGTAGTCGCAACGCCGACTGCAAGTCCGTACCTGTCTCGTACAGTTGTCCTTCGAAGTTCGGGTTGTATAAAGACAATTTGGTGTCGCTCATTTCTTTGCCTTGGTTTTGCGTGCCGGTTTGATCGCTGGATCGGTTGGGAAGAATGACACGTTGTGTTCCGCTTCAAGCATCGCCACGATGCGCACCAGCAGATCGATGTGGTCGTTGAAACATTCGGTGATCTTTGGTACTTCGTTCGGCCATAATGCTCGCAACATCTTCTGTGCTTCTGCCGGTAGATGTTTGATTCGTTCGGTCATCCATTCTTGACGACTTAGCAACGTGATCGGGATGATGTTCGTGTTGGTGAACTGTGAATGAACGTCGTTGCGTTTACGCCAGGCACGAACCTGCAACGATAGTTCCAAGCCTTTGCGACCGATCTCCAGGTCAACCCAGTACAGGTCGCAGCGACCTTCACCAGCGGGCAGATGAAAGACGATCGCCCGATCCTTCTCGATCATCGGCAGGCTGGTGCGTGTGCTGGTCTTGTAGTCGTAGACGTGTTGAGCGTCCGCATATGCAGCCAACTGGACTGCGATTGACCGCCAAGCGTAGGTGAGATCGGTGCCAGTTTTCAGATCGGCGATGTACATTCGGCCGTCAACTTCTACGATGCGATCAAGTGTGCCTGCGTATTCTTTGTCGTCGTTGATAACGACCGACTCGATGTAGTTCGGCATGATGTGTACACCATGCTTCTCCAATGTGGACACATAAGCGTCAAGGTCGGCTTGCAACCCTGGAAGGATTGGTGGTTTGTGTCCGAGATCTATTTCTTCGGTGAGTGCGTGCAACGCCGTACCAAGATTCGCACGCGACGAACCACCACCAGCGGTGATTGCTTCTTCACATATTTTGTTCAACGCAGATTTGTCTGTCAACTTTGTTGACGCTTGCGCAAGAAGATCTGAACGATTAACCAGACCAGTGACGACCATACGGTTCGCCCACTGTTTCAACGCACCTTCTTCGTCACAAGATTTTGCAATCGTTGTAACTCTGGTGTATCCCTTTTGCTTACCTTCTGGAGTTGTTACGAGGTAACGACCCCAACGATCTTTCGGTGCTTCCTGTCGTGTTTCTTCGAGCATGTGCAGTCTCCTATTTTTCTTGGGAATCTATGTCACTTCAAACTATACATGGTCGGTGTGCGCGGAGGCGGGACTACCAGAGATATTTTTTAGCGTGTTAAATAACTTAATAAACTCCGTCATTGTCATGATGGCATACCAGTCGCCGACATCGATAGCACCTTGTTTCTTTACTGCCACCACACCGCAACTCGTGCCACGGTTGTGTTGCTCAATCTCTAATTCTTTCAACCATGAACCGATGTCGTGCCGGCGTTGATCTTTAACTTCTACGGTCAGATCATCGATTCCGTCTATGTCGCCACGGTCATCTGTCCATCCTGATCTGGCGCGTTCAGCCTTCGGATGGCCGTTGTTGTTCAGGAACTTTGCTACTGCTAACTCTGCGCGTGTTCCTTTTCTTGCGTTTGGATGTGTCATCGAGACCTAGCCTCCGTAATCGTCGGATGTGATGTCTTCGCTCGACTGTCGTCATGCCTCCCCAGATGCCGACGGAATCGTTCTTGATTGCAAAGTCTAGACAACTTTGACGCACCGTGCAGATGTCGCAAAGTTTCTTCGCTTCGCGCACCGCATGTAAATATCTTTCATGAAAGAACACATCTGTTCCTTCGCCGCGACACGTTCCATGTCGTTGCCAGTCTGGTCGGACTAATTCAAACACGTTCTTTGATTCCGACCAGACATCGACGATTCCGTATTCGCTGCTCATCAGTTTTGAATATCTCGAACCCAACGATTCACTTGAATCATTGCGACCAAGTTGACGAGTGCGTAAACGAATATCTCTACACCGTTCGCTGGATTTTCACCTGGCAATGTTGGCATGAATAACAACATGATCCATCCCATAGATATGAACGCCAATGCGAACTTGATTTTGACTTGCGGTTCCATGATTCTCCTTTTGTTGATACTTCGCTTAGTATCAGTTATAGGACATTAGGGCATGGATGTGGTGGATACCTTGCAAACCTTCCAGTTACACGGATTCCACGGCTCAAAGCCCGACAACTGGTACAGCACCAGACCTGCCTTCAAGTTCGTTAATGGGTCAAGAAGCGGGTCTTGGGTGCAGATGTTTAGTTCACGGCAGATCGCAGCCCATCTGTTTCTTGTGATGTCGTAGTTGACACCGTTGATCTGTAGGAGACCTGTGTCGGATCGGTGATTCCATTCGGACACGCCTGTGATGTTGCAATCTTTGTCGACCATGTCTCCGCCACGCCTGTTCGGACATCCGCCAGATTCGCGCAGGATGATCAACGATAATTGCTTGATGGTCTGGTCTGGCCATCCTGCCTGTTTGGCGAGAGCTGGTAGCCAGGACACGTCGCCGTGCCGGTAGCGGGTCGGTTGGATCGGGTCTAGCCGGTCGGCTGAGGATGGGATATAGAGAGGTTGTAGTGGCGTTGGAGCGACGGTCGGACTGGTTGGTGCTGAGACAGCCTGTGCGATTCCGATGCTCATTGTGAGACTTGCAAGTGATGCCAAGATCGCGTTGAGTATGCGCATCGTGGTCCTTTCGTGAGTGCAGGGATAACGCAACCAGAAGGAGGTAACTGGTTGCGGTGCTAACTCAACCCTAGTGGGGAGAAGCACCGACCTACCTTAGTCCACTGCTACCGCTAACCGCTATATCTAACGGTTTTAATCTTTTGTTTCTAATTCCATCAACAATTTGATGCTCTTCACCATGCCGACTGGGATGTGTAGAACATGATCAACTGAGTCTTCGTTGCGGGATTGGTAGAGAGTGATGTGGTCGGGTTTGCCACCATCAGCCGGCACGAGCAGGAATCCGACAGATTTGACTTCGGCCGCGTCGGTGTCCAAGTCTTTGATGTTGATCCACGATTCGGATCCGCTGTGCGCATCATGCCAGATGACGAGTACTGCGGTCACTTCTTCTTGCGTGTTGCAACCTGCTTGACCTTTTGGTCTTTGCTTGGCTCCTTGATATGCCAGTCGAGATGGCCTGTTAGTTTCGCCGATGTTTTGCCGACCATGTCTATGACCGTGTCGAGTCGCTTCTGTACCATTGCGTGATCGGTGCGGTTCTCTTCGGTGAGGTTGCGCATCTGCAAGATGGCGACAACGATTCCGCCGAGTGATGCGACTACCGCAGCGAAGACGACAGCAAGTCCAGCATCCATCTCAGACAAACTTCTTCAAGTCAAGCCATGCTTGTACGGCTGGTGGAACATTGTCGCCTGCGGTGTATCGAAGATGCCATGGTTCTTCTGGTACGACTTCCCATGAGAAGCCGAAGTCAACTGCGTTCTTTAGCATCCATTCGAAGCGTGGACCGTAAGCCGACCAGATGTCCACGGCGATGCCGAGGTTGTGCATTGATGTGCCTGGTGCTGCGAGTGACGCTAATGTCGGCGACTTCTTGTACCACTTGACACCTTCCCAAGTCCGTGTTGACGCACCAGCAAGCGGTGACTTCTGGTATCTCTGCAAGAACACTGTGGTCTGCATCTGTAAAGTTCGGTAGGTGTCACCTGCCGAAGTTGCTTTGAATGGTTTGATTCCGTCGGCGAACGCTTTGGCTTGCATCGCATGATATGCGTCGGCTGCACGCCAGTGAAGTTTGCCTTCAGGTTTCACATCACGCAACAGATGCGGTGAAAGTTCACCAGGCTTCACGCCTTTGAGATCTGCCGGAAGAGTGACCTTGACGATCGGCCAGTTCTTTGAGTTCACTTCTTCTTCTTGCCTGTGGTTCCGAATGCTTCTCTGATTTCTTCGGCTGTCAAGCCACCATCAACTGATGCTTGCGCAAGCTTCTGCACAACCGCAATGACCGACATCGCTCCAGCCATGATCGCCGACTTGGCGACGCTGACACCGATGACTGCACCGGTCGTAATCGCTGGAAGCGCGGTCGAGAGGAACAGACTGAACAGTCGTTGTCCGAGGTCAAAGAACTTTGCTGCACCTGCGTTCGGTTTAATCTTCATGTCCTGATCCATCTTCTTCTCCTTTGGTTAGTACTCCTGCCAAGTGTAGTGCGAGCGATAGAAACGTGAAGAACAACGCCCAGTTCTGCACCGTGCCGGACAGCGTCATGATCGTGATCGCGGATGCGCCAAGCGTGAACCCTAATGCGAACAGTTCATTGCGTAGTTTGGCGAACATTATTGCTTGTCTCTTCTGCGCAGGCTGGTTCCGACTGCCATAAGTGTATTAGAAACTGCGACCAAAGTTCTACGCTGACCGACAGGAATCGTCTGGCCGACCATCTGGAATGAATCAAACAAGCCTGCGAACACGTCAATAGTTTCTTGGAATGCTTTCTTTACTTTCTCAGGTGCTTCGTTCAAGACCGCAACCAGTTCGTCTGCCTGTGCGACTGTCAGTTCTTCTACGACGATCTCTTCGAAGATCGCTACGGCTTGTTCTTCGGTCACTGCAGCCAACACTTCAGGACTTGAAGCAATGGACACGGCCTGGTCGGATGTGATATTGGTTGTCAAGATCTGCTCGATCGCCGCGACAACTTGTGCCGGAGTCGCATCAGCCAACACTTCAAGAATCTTCTCAACTTTCGCATCGCTGATCGGTTCATCTTCTTTGATGTCTAATGTTTCTACGAACGCAGCAACTTCTTCGGCGGTCTCAACAGTCGGATCTTCGTCAGGTATCGTGGTGGTTGATGTACTCGTTGCTTCTTGTGGTGTTGTATCTGTTGTTTGTTGTGTTTGCTGGACTGTCGTTGTTGGCGATGTTGTTTCGACAGGAACAGTTTCGACAGGAACAGTTGTCGCAGGCTGAGTCGAATCTGGAACAGTCTCGACAGGAGCGGTTGTAGATGTTTCTTCTAGCGTGGTTGAAGTTTCAGGTACAGAAGTGGTGGTCGTGGTTGCAGGTTCGGGCGCGGTTGTAGTTGTAGAAGTCGTGGAGGTTTGTGGTGGCGTATAAGGCACTTGAGTTGTTGTGGTCGTGGTTGTGCTTTGGATTGTCGTTGTCGTGGTTGGCGGTGCAACAGTTGTGGTCGTGGTTGTGGTTGTTGTTGGTGGAAGGGTTGTTGTAGTAGTAGTGGTAGTCGGTGGAGTCGGATCTAGAACTGTTGCATCAACATAAGTCTCAGGACCATAGACACATGATCCGCTACCAACTCCGACACATGCACCGTTCATCGCTTTGATACCGAAGCGCACAGGCCCGTATCCGGTCGTGACAGGATTACTACCAGAGAACATCCAGGTGCCGAGCGAGTACACGGTTCCTTGATTAGTCCAAACTCCCCAACCACCAGACGCGATACCACCAATCACATCCAAGTCAGAGAACCCGACCGAGTATCCGTAGATCTCTAGGTTGCTTGCGGTTGGTGCAGACCAGGCAAGGTTCACACTTCCGTCCGCGTTCGCTATTGCAGTCAGATTCGATACCGCGTTGAAGTACGGGACAAGAGTTGTCGTGGTGGTTGTTGTGGTCGTGGCGATGCTTGACTCGGCGTTCTTCGTGAAAGATGCAGTAGGCACGGTCACATAACTACCGCCAAGATTCCACGCTAAGTTGACCACGTTCCCGCCGCCGTTCTCATAGAACCACAGCGTTATCGGTTTAGGAACTCCAGCAGTGAAGTTGACAGGTGTGCTGACATTGCCACCACCACCTTTGTCATACCAGTTGTCATCAATGAGAGTTCCGTCAATATAAAGTTTCGTTCCGTCATCTGCGCTTGGATAGAAGGTAATTGTTGCGGTAGTCGGCGAGGTTATGTAACCCTCATATTTGACTATGAAGTCGTCGTACAGGCCACAGATATCATTGCCAAAGTTCTGGTCAATGTTCGTGTAGGTGGTCGTGCATTGCACTGGTCTGCCACTGACGGATGGAAGTGGTGGACTTCCGTTGTATCCGTAGTCGTTGTAGACGGTGATGTCGAGTCCGGCGACAGGTTCAGCGTGTGCGATCTGTGGAAAGACTGCGAACAGGATTGCTGGTATTGGTATCAGCCACCTAGTTAAATTGCGACCCACATCATCTAGCCCAGTAGTGCTTGTGCTTCATCGGCTGTTAATCCGAGTTTGTCTAACACGGCTTGGCGTGCAGCATCTTTAGCGGTTTGTGCTGCGTCAAATGTTTGTTGTTCTAAGTTTGCGTTGTCTTGTGCGACGATAATTTCTTTTTGTTCGTCTTTTGTTGCTTCACGGTTTACGCCGTTAATAAAAATGTTCATAAGTTTGATATCCCGTAAACTCTTATGTCGCCTGTCATTGTGCCTGAAGTTAATGAAAAATGTAATCCGTCAAATGATGTTGACCCTGTGTGGGCTGCACCGCCTGCAAAAGTATATTGATTATCCTCAGACACATTTTGAAAAGTTGCACTTGTGGTTGAAGTTGTAAACGGCTGATACAAAGTAAAACTTCCTCTTGCGATAACAGATGCACCTTGAAAAGCCCAATAACCTACTGCACCGTTTACTACGATTCCATTCCCGGCACCTGTCATTAACAGATATTGATAACTAGAATTGTAGCCACTACCCACCGTTGTAACGCCGCCAACTCTTAACTGGATACGCATAGTGCTACTGGTAGTTAAATTGTATGTAATTAAATAGTTTTGATAAGTTGCGTTAAAAACATTGTCAATAGATGTGGTTGCCGCTGCCGCTGGCGATCCGCCACCAACATAAACCAATGCGCCAGCCGACGCTGTTACACCGTCAGCCCGAAACACGCTTGCACTTGCCGAGATGAAAGTCAGGGTGCCACTAGCGTTCTGTGCTAGTGCCAAACTGCCTGATGTGCCGACCGTGCAGGTTCCGGCGGTGACGGTACAAACTCCGGCACCAATGTTCAATATCTCGACCACATCCGAAGCACCGAAGATTGAGGTGTTCACTGTGATAGTGGTCGCGCTCGCCGAGTTCATGATCACTCTGGTTGAAACATCAGCAATCGTCAAAGTGTGACTGGCCGTCTTCGTTGATGTAGGTAAAGTGGTTATGGCATTCATCTGCGCCGCAGTCAGGACTGCCGCACTCTGGAATGGGAATGGCGTTGTCATGGTGACTCCTATTGTAGTCCATAAGTTGTGTCGTTTAAAGGTGATGTGTCCAGAACAAACGGCAAGATGAGTTGCGCTTGACCTAGCCCGAATCTTATCCGATGATCGGATGGTGTGATGTCGTGGTTGACGGATTCGATGAACACGGAGTCGGTGCGTGACAGTGGCAGACCAGTCGTATATGTTTTCGTGACCGAGATGACATCGCCCACGTCGAGTGTCAGGACGGTTGCGAACAGTGCGGATCCGCAGGCTTGCATACTGGTAGAGATCCCATCAAAGCGGATGACAGGTTCTTTGTATTTGTCAAGAATGTTCTGTGCCAACGCCGAACCAGCAGCCAAAGTATTCAACGGCACATTCGAGAACGACAAAGTTTGCACACCGAACTTTGTTTGACTGGTCGCATCCGTTGCGACCTGTGCAGCCGTGCCACCTTCGATGTCTACTTGGACTCGGTTGAACAATGTTTCTTGACCGTAAGCCACGGTGATGTCGAGTAGCGGTATCGCATTCACGGCTGTCCCTCCGAAGGTTGCGATGGCGGTAGAGAACGTGAAGTCGATACGTGGATCAAACACGATCTGGTTCTTCCGGTCGGCGAACAGTCTGCCATCTTCGGCGATAGCAACCGCCTGCAACGCTGACAATGTGTTCGTGTTGTCGGCGTACGCAACCGTGCCACAAGTTGCGACACCTGTCGTGATGTCACGCAACGCAGTCGAGTACGCAACTTCGGTGCGATCCAAGATCGCCGACACACGAGCCGAAGTCAACTGTGAAGAAGGGTTGAATGCGGTGAGTGCTGTTCGTGATAGTTCGTACAGTCCGTCGGCTGACATGATTGAAGCGAACGAAAGGTTCGGCATCTCATACGTGATGTCCAGATCGGTGATCGCGCCCACAAACAGTTCGGCTGTGCCGGCAAGAACTTTGATCGCCCGTCTAGGTGCGAGATCGAATGTGCCTTCATACCATTCTGATGCTGTGTTCGCTGGATCGAACAGTCGGCCTGATGCACGGTCGTCCGCCAAGATGCGACAGGTGCCTGGTGAGAACTGTTCTGTTTGTGATCCGCGACCGCGTTGGATTGCTACGGCCAACACATATTCGGTTGCATCCACAAAGTCTGTTGAACCATCCAACACATCTGTCCCATCAAGTGTTGATGTGTCAAGTGTGAACGCATCAGCAACCGCACCCACATCTAGCAGAACAGAATACGCTTGACCCCACTTCAATGTCTTTGGCATGGTTACGCAACCGCAAACTCTAGGAAGTTGTTGCCGCCAATCCGACTGTATTGTTGCAACACTTCTACGATCTGTCGTCCAGCCTCAACACCGTTCGTGCCAAGTCCTGTGTTGATCACGATCGCTGGACCAGTACCACCACGAATGTCCGCTGGTACACCGCTCGCACCGCCACCAGTTGGTGTTGGCACCGAAGGCAAAGAAGGCAACAACAAGTTCCTGTTCGGCATCAACGCAGCAGCATCAGCCACCTTCTTGATCGCTTCGGCAAGAGCCTCGAACGCTTCGGTCTCACGGTCGGTCGCATCCGTTACACGCTCAGACGCTTTGAGTTGCGCATCCTTCGCATCGTTGACCGCATCCAAGAACTTCTTATATGTTTCAGATCCGCTGATGGCACCGGTTGTCGCTTCGTTCAACGCGAGTTGTGCGACTGACAGACCGTTGGTCGCATCAAACTGTGTGTCGGTTGCATCGGCGACAGCCAACTTCGCTTGGGCAAGATTGATCTCTGCTTCACGAATAGCCTGCTTGCTTGTCTCTGGATCTTTGAGAAGTTCAGCAAGTTTCTTCTCGGCATCCGTTACAGCAAACACCGACTCCTCGACACGGAATCCAGCCTGAGCCACATTGCGTTGAGCCTTTGACAGTTCGCGTTGCGCAGCCTTCGCCTGTGTTGAATCTTTGCCGTAGCCGTTGATTGCTTGGTTGAAGTTTTCTTGTGCGGTAGCGAGATCTGTGTTCGCTGATGCCAAACCAAGTTGTGCGTCTTTGGTTCCCTTCTGCGCATTGGTGAAAGACTTCTGTGCAGAAGTAGAACCTTTCAACGCATCGGTGTACTTCTCCAGATTCTTTTTCGTATCATCCACCGTCTTTGCAACACCACCAGCCTGATCCTTAACATCATCTAAAGAACTACCCCACTCTTCTGTCGCTTCTTTTGCTTTCGGCAGAACCCTGTTGCCGATATTGTCTGTCTGGTCAATAAACCCTCCTAACTTATTTCCGGCAAGATTCAAAGATTGTCCTGCTTGATATACGCTTGCACGAAGTTTGTCAAACTTGAAAGTTGCTTTGGCTGTTGCCTCATCGCTGACGGCGATAATTTTGTTATAAAGATCAAACGCTGCGCTTGGTCCGATAATTAGTGCCGACGATAAAGCAAGAATCGCAGCAAGTTTGCCGACCTGACCACCCAAACTGAACACAGCCAAGGTGATTGATTCAAACGTGTTGATGATTGCAATACCTAATGGACCAAGTGCTGCTAGAAAGTATTTGATTGCACCTGTCATTCCTTTTTCTTTGAAGCCATCAACCGCAGCCTTCAAGGCCGGAACAAGGCGTTCTTGAAAGAACTTGACCAATTTTTCAGCAGCGGGAAGAAGTAGATATCCGATTGATTCAACCACTTCGCCAAGCGATGTCTTGAGAATCTTGACTCGTCCAGAGAATGTGTCGGCTGCGGTTGCGGCTGCGCCACCAAACTGACCTTCAAGTGTCTTGAGGATTGCGCCGAAGTCTTTTGACTTCTTTGCACCTTCATCCAACGGTATGCCAAGTCGAGTGAGTGCGCCGATCTGACCAGTTGCCGCACGTCCGAGACCTAGTGTTACGGACTCCAGGTCGCGCCCAGTTGCCGCACTAATGTCGAGGGCGAGCGTGAACAGACGCTGAGATTTTTCTAGATCACCTGTGGCACGAGCGAGGTTCCCGAACGCTGGTCGCAACTCGTCGTCGGCGATACCTGTCGCCAACATCGCCTGCTCGATGAACGCTTCCGTGGCGGACACTTGTGCCAAGGTTGCGTCAGCCGACTTGATTAACTGATCGGCAAGAAGTTTCTGTGACTTCTCGTCGGCTGCTGCTGCTGCGACCGCTGCAGTCGCTACACCTGCGACCGCGGTGAATGCACCGACAGCAATGAACGCCGCCTTCTTTACGACATCAAATGCTGCACCGATCTTGCTACCAACGGATTGAATCTTCTCAATAGATTCTTGACCTTCTTTGGCGAGTTTCTTGAACGCCGTAATAGCACCGTCCGAGTTGCCGAGAATCTTAACAACGAATGTGCGTTCACCTGCCATGGTGATGCAATTCTACTCAGTTGATGGACATCCGTTTACGCAACTCAGCCCACTCGCGTTGCATGTCGCGGTGAATCTCTTGCTGTGTCATGCCGTCATACTGTGACAAGTCGACTGGTGCATCCCACCACTTCGGATCCATCACAACTCTCGCCCACTTACCACCTCTGGTTTGTGTTTTGGTGCGAATGTTCGGAGTGTTGAATCGTCGTGCTGGTGCAGCAATATCTGTGATGGTCGGATCTAAGAACCGCCAACCTGAATGATGAACACGGAACTCCTGACCTGCTTCGTGTTGCGGAAGATAGAAGATACGCGCAGGATCTTTAGTCGCAGGATCACCTTTGAGACACAGACGCTCATGTGTCTCATACCAAACTTCTTCCCAGTTCTGCACCGGCACAGACTGCTCGAATGGGATGACGACATGCCAGTGCGGATTGTCTTGCCGATGCGACCAGGTTGTGTACGCAAAGTGTATATACGATCCCAGATCTGCTTTCTCAAATGCTTCACCGTCAAGGTCCGCAACCAACGCCCAAATGTGAGACACGTTGCGATTGCCACGAGTTGTGTATTGACGGTAGGTGACTGGTGAGTAGAGATCGCCGTCAGACTTGTTGGCTCGTTCTTGATGGTTGCCGAGCATGGTCGCAAACTCCATCCACGATTCGGCGATGGTCTTGGGATAGATCGACTTGACCGATGGGAACCCGACTACTTCAAACACTGTGCAGAACCTCCGACTACCACGATAGCGGATCGTCAGCCGAATGCAAGTATCAGCCGATGCCTAGTTCTTTGACCACACGGTCCATGCCTTCCAAGTATTCTTTGGCGATCTCGTTCTTGCGTTTGCGCACGGTCGGCCAGAAGAAGTAACCCGACTGACCACGATGCCGGAGGAACTGCTTGGTTGTCTTTGTAGCACCACCACCGAACTCTGCACCGAAGAACACATCACCACGAGTCACAGGTTTCTTGCGAGTCCGATTCGGACGAGACTTCGAGATGAACGGTTCTTTGCTGCGAAGCGAGATCGTTGGGATGCGATCGTTCTTTGCACGCAATCCTTTGGCAACCTGTATCGCTTGACTGGCTCGACTGACCGTGCCTGCTTCGATACGGACTTTGCCTTCTAAGTCTCTTGCGATTGCATAGCCGACTTTGCGCATCTCCTTACTGAACACAGGACTTGCCTTCGCAAACTTCTGCAACATCTCAAAGAGATCTTTGACTTGGACAGTGTTGTTCGCCAGACTTGCCTGACCGGCGCGACCCATCGTTGTGCCTGTGTCACCTGGCAGATTAGGGAATGCTGAGAAGGCCATCAGTTGATCCTTTGGTTCGGGTTCATCTTGACACTCTTCCAGCGCAGATAGCCGAGCATCGTATATAACATCCTAGGCGATTCTTGAAGAAGGACTGATGGTGCGATGTGTGTCTCGCAGGATAAATATGCGATCAGCCAGTGGGCTGAGGATTCTCCAAAGGGACGATCACCGCAGAATCGGTTCCAACCTCCACACTGTCGACTGTCTCAATCCATTCTTCAAACTTCAACGCGGTCGTCTTGGTTCGCTTCTGCGCATGCCATGCCAACCAGGCAAGATCGGTGAGTCGAAGTTCTGTTTGGAAGTTTGCGACTGAACGATTCTTCTCGCCTTCGAATGCGATGAAGTCGGCGAACTGTGCGGTGACTTTTGTTGTGACAGCGTCAAGCGTTATCACCTCTAGATTGATTTTCATTCTTACCTCCTGATTATTTTTTAAGAACTATGCGGTCGCCTTTGTGATTGCTCCGCTGATTGGCCACGTTACGTCCGCAGTATTAAGCTCTCCCACGGCACCGTTCACGCAAGTCCAATTCGTTGGCAACACACTGAAGGTATAGCTCGGATTAGCCGTGCTGACTGCGGCGGTTCCTGCTTTGACAACCATCGTGACAGCCGTTGAACCCACCAATGGGAAGATCAATCCGTCAATCGAGTTGTAGTCATTGTGCATTGACATCGTCACAGAATTGTCGATCAAACCTGACACGCGAGTTACTGCACCACCACTGCCGAAGTTTGTTGTTGGTACCTCTGCTGCTGTAGTCGATAATGTTATTGCTGCCACGCTCGAAGATACGTCTGTTCCATTCAAGGTCACTGATGTGTTGGTGAGAACTAACTTTGCCATGATTATTTATCTCCTGCCGGTACGGCTTTAGAAGTTGATTTATCTGCCACCAAGACAATGCGACCCGATGCCACTAGAGAGTCTAGATGATCTACCTCGTCGCCATCAATAGTGGCTGGATATTGTTTGTCTAGAACCGTGAAGCCTTCGACTATCTGATATTTTGCCATGGCCTAAGCGTACACCACGACACGAAAGTCAACCGTCAGATAGGTCGTATCGTTCGCATCGACTGTCGAGATGTTGGACGCTTCTTCGACGATCAGGGTTTGTGCAACTCCGCCGAGAGTCTGGTCGCCTTCAATCGCTGCACGGATCCCGCTGTCGTAAGACAGATATGTGTCCATCAACGCTTGCGTTGTTCGTTCGGCTGCACGGCCAACGATCACACTTATCGTGAACACATGGGTGACAAGTCCGTTGCCCATCGCACCGTGATAGGTGACTGACTCCAAGGTTGGGAATGCGATACCGCCAAGCGACGGATTGACCTGATCAGGTTGCTGTGCGAACGCACGCAGGTTCGTGATTGTGTCGAGCCTGGCCTTGAGTCCGTCTTTGAGTTGAGTGACTGTTGCGGTCATGCGAACATTCGCATTCGGCGATATGGCTCGACAAGTTGTGCGACATCTGGATCGAGTGCGCGTGTCACTCGTATCGCACCCAAGTCTCCGAAGCCGGCAACGCCGAGCGGTGAATCGTAACGCTTGAAGATTCTTGAAGCCTGAATGATGACTGCTTGTGTGATCGGTTCTGGTACTGACGGCCAACCGTAGATCGCGGTGAGTTGCACGAGTGCTTCTTGACCGAAGTTGGCGTTCAAGGTTGGGAACAAGAAGTCGCCGACTGCGCGGATGCGTGTGAACGGGACGGTGAGTCCGTCCAAGATTCCGTTGACAGGTTCTAGTTGGTAGTCGGTTGGTGTGAACGTGACATCAAAGTTGCCGTCTGCGTTCGTTTGTGTTTTGAGTGTGATCGCAGTGGATGCGATGTCGTCTATCTCGCACACGAATGAATCGGCTGCGGTAAACAATCTGACCGTTGCAGAACCGTATTGCCAGAACTGTCGGTTCGCGTAGCCGTCAATCAGTCGACTGGCTGCACCGGCACAGTTGTCAATCAGATCGTCGTCTTGTGTGTCGGCTGTGCCGATTCTGAGGGCAGCCTTAATTTGGTTCCTGGTCGCGTAGCCGTTGACGATACTCATAGTTCCTTATCTTACTTCAAGATCAATGGTGGGAACTCTACACCAGGCACCACATTACTAGCACGCAGAATGTTTCTCATATCATCACATTGTTGTTGACCAACCGATGACGGTCGAGCAGAATGCGCACCATCATGCCGAACGAAGGTGAACCTGTCCACTCGATCAAACTTGACATTGAAACCGAGTTTGTTTATCTCCAACCACTGCACCCAGTCAGGCCAGATGACACGTCGCCACGGACATGAATCCCAGACATGACGCTGCATCACCACACTGCCAGACATCGGATTGTTCGGATTATTCAACATCCAAGTGTAAGCATCCGCATCGGCTTGGAACAGACCGCCATTGTCAGACCTGACACCTGTTACCGATACCACGTCACAATCGGTAGGCAATCCTTTGAATGCACCGTCGCAGAACTTGTCATCCACACCGACAGGCCACACCCACTGCGCGCTACTTGCCTTCACGGCATCACTGTAGGAATCCCACATCATCACATCGGAGATGACATTGGTGAAACCTTTCGGCAAGTTGATCGGCACAGATGAAGCAACCATCACTTCGTCGGGTTGCGTTGACAGACCTTGAAGATTGTTTATGAACTGCTCACCGAACCGCTCCCAGTAATCTCCCCACACCGAAGTGATTACCGCGTAACTAGCCATCAGTCCCAACTGAGATCAAGTCTGCGTCGTAGATCCCACTGACCCGCGTCAAGTCTTGCGTTGCGAAGTTTGAACAGTTCATGATTCGCTCTGAAACTTCCAGCGTTCTTATCTTGTAGAGAAACATCGGACAGAATTGTTGACGAGTTGTCGTGCATGATTGTTGCATCGCTGTGTGTGATCTTCTTGCCGAGCCGTGTCGCTCGACGTTCATAGTCGTTGTCTTCGAAGTATGCGGGATGGAACGCTTCGCAGAACAGTCCGACATCTTCAACAACTTGATTGCCGATCCACGCGCAAGCCCAACCTGGTGAACCTCCAAGATGTATCTCATCAGACACACATCCGTCAAAGAACTTTCGTAACTGATCCGGTGCGAACCACGCATCAGAGTTCAACATGATCCAACCTTTAGCGAACGGTGTCATCTTGATTCCAAGATTCCAAGATGTTGCGACACCAAGATTTGATGGCATGTCGTAGATGTATGTCTTGCCATGTTTGCTGTTTCTTGGCATCTTCAAACAGTCATCTTCAATCTCACCTCCGTTGTCAATGATGATGATCTTGTCGACTTCGCAGTCGATTGAATCAATACATCTTTCAAGCAGGTCGTATCTGTTGAGTACTGGGATGACTATGACTGGGATCGGCACCATGTTGACAGCTCCTTCATTACAGGCTTCCAATGTTCCTCAAAGACGGTATCGGCTCCGTACCCTAGGGCATGGGTGATTGCGTCCTGAGACAGGCTTCTGGGCGCGTTGTAGGCGTTCTGGAGTGCGTTCACGATGTCAGGCACGGACGGTGTGAAGAACCATGACTTCTGTGCCGCATCCCACCACGGCTGACCTTCGACCGTCCAGCCGTCGCCGACAAGTTCAGGTTGTGCGGTGAAGTTGGAGACGATCACTCGACATCCGCAAGCCTGTGCTTCTATCACCGGAATGCCGAAACCTTCACCCATTGAGCAAGCCAACAGGACATCGGAAGCCGTGTACATTGCAGCCATCATCTGTTGCGGTAACCCGTGACGGTACGCATATTGGTCAACAACTTTGTATCTGTCCGGTGCGATGCCGACCGCGTCAAGCAAAGTCGGCAAACTAATCCCAGACATCGCACCATCAGGTTCGGTGTACAGATACAGCACCGCATCAGGTTTATCTTTGGCAAACATTGAGAACGCAAGAATGTTCTCAGCCCACGCCTTTCGCGCAGGTTGCGTACCTTTGTTGGTGGCGACCATGCTGACAACGAATCTGTCTTCTTCCCATCCCATGAACTCTCGGCCAGTCATCTGCTTACCGTTCGCCAACGCAACAGACTTCGTCGGTTGGAACACAGGTTCGATTGCGTGCGGAACATAAAGATGTTCAATGCCTGCGATGTCCATCATTCGTGAACCAAACTTTGACATTGCGATCGGTCGCACGTTGTCGCGTGCCAACCATTGCAACACATCTGGTGGTGCCGGCTGATGATCAATCGGAACCCACGATGCGATGTTCTTCAAAGTTTTCAACGACTCCGACTTCAACACCCAAGTGTCGAACAATGTCATCAACAGGATCGGTGTCGAGAGATCTTGGTTCGCCCATTCCATTGTGTGCGCGACCACCACATCATCTGAATATGTGGCCAGTCCTTGTGGATATATTTTGAATCCGTTCCATGTTGATGCCGAACCTGCGAGTCCGTACATCGCATGGACTGCTACTTTGTGGTCTTCTTTCGCGAGCCTTTGGATGACTTGCGCGGTTTGCTGACCGTATCCGGTGGCAGCCCAAGGTGCGTTGGAATACCAGAGGATTCGGAGTCGGTCGGGATTGGCTGGTCGGACACTTCCAATGAGTGTGCTACGCCCGCTCGGATTAGCCGTTCCGCCAAGGCTCCTTCCATCTCGATTGGAACGCCTTTGACGATTACCGTAATCCACATGATCCTCCAAGTTTAGTGCAGATACAGGAAAGCCTCGGCAAGTCCTGCACGACCTTACCGAGGCTTAATCCTAGTCACAGTCCTTGCGGACTGTCATGTCTTGTTATCAGTTTTGCTTCCTGATTATCAGGATGCTCCACCGATGAAGTGTTTAACATGTGATGTTTCTGGCAAGTTACCGTCAACACGCATTGTGGCGCGGAAGGTGACAAGACCAGCACTGAATGCGAAGTCATCGCTTCGATCCAATTTGATTCCGCCGACTTGACGAACATAGTACGAAGGAAGGTGTCCGAAGATTACCGACTTCGCTGATGTTGCTGTGTCAACGATTGATGGGTTCTCAAATACTGGGTATCCGAGAAGCAGATCGTTTGCATCTGCACTGAGTGAAGGCTGGAATACGAAATTGCCCGCGGTGTCCTTGAGCTTTCGCATTTTGCCGATTGATGCCGAGTTCATTTGGAAGCCTGAACCTGGAAGACGACGACCGGCTGTGTCTACCGAGTAGACCAAGTCAATCAAGTTGTCTGCCGTGAACGCACCCGAAGCTGCGGTTGCGCCAGTTACACCAAGAGCTGATGCTGGGACGATACCTTTCGGTTGTGCTGATCCTGTTCCGACTGTCAACGATGCGTTGACACGGAAGCCGAGTTCGTTACCGACTTGACTTGCCAAGAATGACAAGATGTCGACACCGCTGTCTTCGATCAACTCTGTTGAGAGTTGTACAAGGAATGAAAACTTGTATGCACCCAAAGTGATGAACGAATTAAATACCGGATCGGATTCTGCGATTGCTGTGCCTTCGCCAACGATTGCCGCTGTCGAGTATTGAGCAAGTGATGGAATCTGAAGGTTCTCACCTGACGCTGTGTTCAAGATTGTTGAAGTTGAGAGCATCGGACCAACGTGTCGAGCAAGCATGATGACCTGATCGTAGAAAGATGTCGGTACTGGTGAACCAGTTGATGTCTTGACAACGTCACGCTTTTCAAACGAGTACGAACGGAGTTCGCCTTTTGCCATTGAGCGGATGATCTCGCCATCAGTGCGGACACTGCGTGGTGCATCAGCGACAGGACGAACCTGGTCTGCGATCTCGCGTGTTGCTACTTCAAGACGAAGTTCACGAGCCTCATCGGCGCGGAGCTTCTCGATTGTTACTTGACGATCTTCAAGTTCTTTGCTGATCTTCTCGTATGACTGTGTTTCTTCTGCTGACAGGTCACGCTTCTCAGCGGTTGCAACATCAAGAATCTTCTTTGCGGCTTCCCACGCTGTTGCGCGTTGTGCCATTTGTTGTTCAATAAATTGTTTCATGATTTCTCCATGATTGGTTGAGTTGGTGGTGCGCAGGAAGTTGTCTTCCGATCGTAGCGGGACGCTTACCAATCTCTAGCCGTAGCGGAACGCTTACCGGCAGAAGTAACTATAGGTGATGGTTAGAACTTTTTCAACAGTTCAAGATGTTTGTTTAGCAAGTTGATTGACGAAGGAACTTTGGCTGGTTCGGCTCGAAGTTTGCCGACCGCGTTCGACAACAGGTCAGCGGATTCGTCCGACAATGTGCCACCTGCTTCAAGCATTGTGATCGCTTCGGCAAGCTTGTCCGCATCAACACCTGTTCGTTCGGCGAGAACATCCAACGAACGGACAGTGGCCGTCGTAGCCGTGTAAGCAGGGAAGCCGGTCACGACCGACACCTCATGCAGACGGACTTGACGCAGTTCACGACTCATCCCATCATCCGACCATTTGTCTCCACCAGACGGAACCGAGAAGCCGAACGACATCGAGTCAACATCGCCACGCTTCATCAACACGCTCAGGTCACGACCAACAGTTGTGTCAGGAAGATCGGCTTCAACTTTCAAACCTTTTGAATCCTCTTGCAATCGCAAAGTTCGTGACCTTGTCGAAGCGAGCAACATTGAAGAATCATGATTCATGTACATCTTGATCGGCATTCGACTCTTCAAAGATTTCTTGAACGCACCATGCGCAATTCTTTCAATGAATGGCAACGGTTCCGAATCAGAATCGAAGACTGCTGCGTAGCCTGTGAATGACATTCCGTCACCTGTTGGTCCTTCGCGTAGTTCGAAGTTGTTGATCTGAATGCGGCGTGTCTCTAGTGATTCGCTCATGCCGTCAATCATAACAACATTCAAAGGTGCAGTTCTAGAAGATCGTGGATGATCTTTCGGCAACAGATCGTTGTCGGTGACGTAGGCAGGATTCTCTGGACGGCCATTGCGAAGAAGATACAAGAACGCATTCACACGCGCATACGCCCACTGGTTACGAGTGATGCCAGGTCGATGCGAAGTTGAGAACGCACCGGCACCACGACGAAATACGGTGCGCAACATCCCAGCCGTGGCACGCTTCCAAGACGGATCCGCACCGTCAAGTTTGTCGTTGTGTTCAACGACCTTGTTCTTCAACCCGTCTTCGATTGCTTGTGTCAATTCGATCGTGGCAGAACCCGCAGGTGCTTTTGCGGAACCTTTCGGATTCTTGTCCGAACCTGTGATCTGATCTTTCGGCGGTGCTGGTGCGCGTTCAGATTTGATTGCCTCAGACTTCGACTCGTAGAAGTTTCGTGCCGGCTGAGGATTCAACGGATTGATTCCCCACAGATAATGTGCAACCGCACCAGCACCAGGGAACTCGTCGTTGCCTGCATCAGAGTTCTTCGGTGCTTGCAGATCTACCGCATGTCGTTGCGCCCACGCATTTGAACGCACAACTTTGTCTTCGGTGATCTGACCACGCGCCAAGTCTCGTGCTTCACGAACCGTCTTGTCGGTCAGCCCGTCACCAGCCAATCCTTGTCCGTAGTAGTCGAGTCCTTTGCGTGCAGCGGTACGAATATAGACAGGAACTTCCAAAGACACTTGACGGTCTTCTTCGTCTACTTGCCAAGCGTTGCAATAGAATCCGCCGTTCACATAAGCATCCCACTTGTGACAATATGCTTTCAAGTCGTCGCCTTCGCCTTGCACATCTGTTTCGTCGTAGTGGTAACAGTTCCCGCACGCACGACCTTCAGGAACGTCTGGTGATAATGCTGGACGATAGTTGTCCGGCAACGCACGTTCACCACCTGGTTCCATGTCTTCGGCGATAGAGACCGCAACCATCTGATTGATTGCATCTTGTTTCGTTGTGTGGCATCCGATTACTTCGCCATCTTCTTTGACGGTTGCCCAACCAGAACAATCTGGTGACTTGTCGGTAATGAAGTAAGGCATCAGACCAACAATAATACCTCAGCATCATCTTCTAAGATGCTGAAAGTGATTGTTCCGATTGCTTGTGCTTGCATCCCGTTCAACGAGGTTGAGCAGACCGCGTAGCGTCGCTTCGGTTGGATGACAGGTATCTCGACTACAGGTTGGGCAACTGGTTCAATCTTCTTGCGTCTTGGTGCGGCGTATTGTCGCCCGCCAACAGGTGTCGGTTCTGGTGTCGGTTCTGGCGGTGTGTCGAGTGCATTCGCGGTTGCGACAAGTCCGCCAAGGTCGGCTGATAGAACTGCGTTCTGTGCGACTGCGGTGATTGCTGATGCGGTCAGTCCGCCGAGTGTGGCCGACAGTGTCGCCGAATGCACGACTGTTGCTGAACCTGATCCGATCAGTCCACCAAGTTCCGCTGACAACTCCGCAAGATCGGTGACAATTATTTGACTGACTTCAGCAACGAGTCCGCCAAGTGTGGCCGACAATGTCGCCGAATGTTTGACAGTCGCCGATGCGGTCGCAGTCATCGCACCAAGCGACGCGGTGCCTGTGGCAACTGTTAAGAACTCGCCGCCATCGAGAACTCGTGTTCCGTCAAGTTGGCTGGTATCAAGTATGAATGCAAGACCACCATCAAGTCCGAATGCAGCATCGTTGAGTTGGCTCGTGTCGAGCAGGAATCTTTTCACCGCCATCGCGGTCAACTAACTAGCGACAGTTAAAGAAGCAGACAGATTGCCTGAAGTAATCGTGTAGGTGTCACCTGCGGTGTAGGCGTTTGCGGTGATCGTGCCTGAGAACAAGAAGTTGCCGGCAGTCAAACTATCCCACGCACTGAAGTGTGTCGCATCTTGTGAACCTGAGATGTTCGTCCAGGAGATATCTGCATCGGATGCGATCGCACCAGATGATGCTGCACCGAACGAAACAGACTTGCGTGTTGTTTCGGTTGCAGCATTCGCAGTCGCAGCCGAACCTGGATCACCGACATGAAGTTTGATGTACGGAACAGCAACAGAGAACGATGTCGCGTTGCCGAGAGCGTCAAGGAATGAGTTGCAAAGATAGTTTGATAAACCGACAGCCATTACTCTTCAACCCTTTCGGTGATCGTCAAGATACGGCCGTCAGTGTCGCGTTCAACCGTGCGCACGGTCGGCTTGCTCTCTGGCACGTTCACACGCACAACAGTTTCAGGCACGTTGATGATCGGAGCGGCAACACTCACCTGTGCCGGTGGAACATTCACAACAACTTCAGGCATCGTCACGTTCACATCGCGCTGACTCACATCGTAGGTTGGTGCGGGTTCGGTGACTTGTTGCAACAGAACTGGTGCGACACCTGTGTGCTTGATCGGATCCACGTCAAGTGCTTTCAACACCGCAGCAGGTTCGAATCCTGCGTTGATCAGACGTTGAGCCATCATCGTCTTGCGGTCAAGTTCTGTGAGTCCAGCCGCACCAAGATCCACGTTCGCTAGTGGCACACGGTAAGTGTCGCCACCTTCGGCCGGTCGTAGATCTTCGAATCGGCGAACATCGTTGATCGACATCCAACCTGCTTGCAACGCGGAAGAATATCCTGCGACACGCGAACCGAAGTCGCCGCGCATCAGACCATCAAGGTTGAATCGTAGGAACGAGTTACCTGTCAAGATGCGTGAGTAACCATCCTCAATCTTAGACACATAAGGTCGCAACGTGTGCATCACGAAGTGGATGCCGTTCATCTCAACTGATGCGTATGCTTGCGCACCTGGTTGCAACACGCCCGCCATCGATGGTGGAACACGGAATGCGCGCAAGATTTCTTCAACAGCGAATTGTCGTGATTGCAAGAATTGTGAATCGTCCGGTGCGACCGAAGTTGTCGTGTACTTCGCACCACCGAACAGGATGCCTGGACGATGTGCGCGACGCAAACCTTTGTGACCTTCTTCGAATCCGTCAACAAGCGACTTCGCTTGTTCGCGTGTCAGGTTGCCTGGGAACTCAATGATGCCAGACGTGTGCGAACCTTGACCGAAGAATCTTGCAGCGAACTCTTCCAACGCCTTTGACAAGCCGAGGTTCTCTTTGACAAGTTCGATTCGTGAACGGCCACGCAGATCGCCAGGTAAACGCAACTCGGACAGATGAATCATGTCTTCATGCTCGATCACGTCACGGTTGTCAAACACATAGATCAGACGGCGAGACTCGTCGCGCTTCACTTCAACTTTCAACGGATTCAACACCGACAAACCTGCGACACCTTGGTTGTCGCGGATAACTCTGGTGAACGAATTACCGTTCAACAACATTGACACGAGAACCTGTTGGAAGTGATCGGTGCGTGAGCAACCAATCTCAGGCATGTCCAGCCATTCAGGTCGTGGACGGTAAGGTCGGCGATCGCCGTCAACACGAATGAACGTGTCGACTGGCAGAGTTGAGATAGAGTCCGCGATAAGACGGACACACGCATACACCGTTCCGATCCTGAGCGAATCTTCTTGCGTGACAGTTGTGCCGGCGTTCGTTGTGAATTGGAATGCGTCACCCGCAGAGAAAAGCGATTGATATGAGACAGCTCTTTCTTCGCCTCTTGGGTTGAACAGTCTTGACAGCATTATTGTTTATCTACTTTCTTTGACCGCTCCCAAGCCAAGGTGAAGGCAAGCAGAGATATGCCTGTAAAGATTAGCCCAAGTGGGATGGCAATGTAAAACACGCCGACCGCAATCAAAACTATCGCCAACAATTCCAACAGAACTACAATCATCTATCTCCTAAACCTTGAAGAAACCTGGTTGCTGAATAATCTCAGTTCGTCGAGTTGCCCGATCTACTGCCATGGCCAATGCTATCGCAGCGTCAATCTTGCGTTTCGATTTACCTTTAGATAATCGCCAACCCATATCGGTTGATCGTTGCGCAGCCGATAACACTTGATCGGTGAACACCGGATCACCGTTGTGTGCAAGCCGACCGTTCACGATGTATTCGTAAAGAGTTCCGCAAGCAGGCACCATGCGCGCAGTCGACTGCGAGAACTCAACCATCGTGAACCCTTCATCCGACATCGCTTCAGCGGAGCGTTGAAAGAACGCTGGATCGTATGCGAACTCTTGCACCGTGAACTCTCTACCAAGTTCGCGGATGTGTTGCTCAACTGCGGCGACATCCATGATCCCACCATCGGGATGCCAGATCTTTGCACGAGTGACAAGCCGACCAGATTCTTGCAACTGTGCAACCACCACCGCAATCGAGTCATGCTTCAACGCCATGTCAATGCCGACGAACACAGGTATGTTCGGATCAAGTTGATCTTCGCTTCGACACAACTCCCATGCACCCTTCGGCAACCATGACTCGCCATCGGTGCGAACCCATTGGCATAATCTGTAGCGACGGAATGCGACTTCGGCTGTCTGCAACATGGACACTTCCATGTCTTCCATGTCAAGCAAACCTTCAGCCAGGTTCGGATTCGCAGAAGCCCACGCATCACGATCATGTATCTGACAATCGGCTGGTGCTTCCCACCAGAAGAATCCGAATCGGTCATCCTGTTTCGTGCCGGCAACAATCTCTTTGCCATAGTTGTAAAGACGACCGCAAACAGTATCCAAGTCGAAGCCTGCGGTTGTGATGGCAACAATGTTCGGATCTTTACGCGCACCAGAACCCAACGTCAACGCATTCCAAAGATCATCGTTCGGCTGAACATGCAACTCATCAAAGACAACCGTTGAAGGATTCAAACCTTGTTGAAGTTTCGCGTCGCTTGACAACACACGATAGATCGCACCAGTCGAAGGCACCTCAACGACATCCCGATACACCTTGCACACACCCGACAACGCAGGTGACTGACTGATCTGCCACTTCGCTTCGTTGAACACGACACGCGCCTGCTGACGATCACCCGCAGCCGAATACACCTCGGCACCAGGCTCACCCTCAATCAGACCGACAAGTGCGACAACGGTACCGAGAAGTGACTTGCCGTTCTTCCGAGCCAACCCGATCAGGCTTCGACGGTAACGAAGCAACCCATCAGGCCGACGCTCATACAGTGCATCAAGAAGAGCAACCTGCCAACTGGTTAGAAGAAGAGGTTGACCTGCGCGGACACCTTTGCTGACGTGCATGAACGTCGCAGCAAAGTCAACGACCTTATGACCGTCAGACTTCGGGTATAACTTGGATGTCGACCAGGTTGGAGTTCCTTTGTCGATATTGATCAAGCTCATTGGCCACCCTTATCTCGGCAAGACCCAACCGTGAACGATCGCTCGGAGTGAACCCAAGCAAACTCAGCCAGGCTGTGCATTGCGCATCCATCTGCTCGATCTGTTTGACCGCTGGATGAGTAACGACCTGACCGTTCGGACTTGTGTACCAACGACTCGTGATGTCTTTGCCAAGCCAAAGTTCCAGATCGTAGATCGTCTGATAGTTCCGACACAGCCGACCCATCAAGGGACCGTCGTGCAACTCGGACAGATGACGACGACCACCAGTCCACATCACATTCCAATACTCGCTCCCAATCTTGCCCAAACCTTTCGGTGCGACCGGCACAACTGTCATGTCGACCAGAGCAAGTGCGGTCTCTGGCATAGGTGAAGCCTTCAATCCGTTGCGGATGCGTGAGCCTTTCAAACGCTTTCGCTCGATCGGGATGGCGGATGCTCCGCCGCCTGTCCCAGTTCTCGGTCGTGCCATGACCACCAGCATAGGCGATAGTGCGCAACCGACCACGCGGATATCCGCCAACGGCATGGTTGGACTCCGGGCTAAGGA